CTTCGATGGTTGGCGCTGGGATAGACGCAAGGACGGCTCGAGGACCTGGGACGAGTGCGCGTAAGCGTATCTCGTCCACCTCGGCGAAAGTTCGTGTTACAGTAATAGGATGTAGGAAGACCCTTAAGGAAACCCGGTCGGTCAGCCGGCGGGCCTTATCCACAATCCCATACCACTTGTTGGAGACAACATGCCTACGTAATTGAGAAAGATGCTCGTCATCTTTCCAGTCGAAATCGGGGCGAAGTGCTCGCCCCCGTTTGACCAAGTCGGATTTGACAGCTTGGAATGCTCTATTAAAGGACTCCACGGACGCGTGTTGCCACAACAAAGGAGAAAACAAGTCAAACTTGTTCCTTTTGTCGGACCACCACGCATTCGCGTAATCCTCGCTTATCGCACCCCAGCTACCATCTCCGCCAGTAAAGTCAATCTCGACGGTCTCTACAGACTCAATTTTACGTAGCGCCCGGGACACCCAAGGAGTGTTATCAAGATCCCATTTTCCCCACGGGTTCTTGATTCTCCCCTCCTTGAGCTCCGAATAGAGAAGGCTAGCCATTGCGTGTGCATCGTTGCGTACCGAGTGCCCCAACTTACCTGGTTTCATTGGAAGTCCAAGCCCCCCCAGTAGCTGGGGGACGAACCAAGAACAGGTAGGAGGCGCCTCGGATAGTAGCTTTCGATGTGCACGGATGAAAACTGTACAGGCCTTGTCCCTCATCTTCCACAAACTCTTACCCGGAATCAACGCATTATCCGGGTATGCACCAAAGACAAACGCCTCCGCCAAGGGAGCAAGGGCGAGAAATGAATCTCGCTCATGCCCGCCCTTTGCGGCCACCTCGCGAAGGTGGGAAAAGTTCCAAAAGGGGATCTTTTCCGAGCGCCTGCCCTTCATCAAGAAGAGTTCGGAGTTCATCTGCAGCCACTCGGCCTCAAAATAGCACTTCCCTGGGGAAGGTGCCATTCCGAAGCTAGCAGCTATCGACTCCCACCGTCTTCTTCCTGCGGCATTTGTCCAAAACACACAATCATCACCATTCACCCGAAGTGGAATTCCCCGAAGGGAACGCCTCCCCATGGCCATACGGCAAATCACGGCATTCAGAACACAGAGAATTGGAAAACTTAGGACCGAGCCCATAAGCTGGCCGTTCCACTGTCTCCATGACTCCTCTGATCCTGACTCTCGATCCGGATAAAGACGATGACCGACAAGGGCTTTTGAGCCCGTTCGCCTCAACCACCCAGGGATGCCAGTTAAGTGACAGATATCATCGAAAGCTTTTCGTGAGAAAAGCTGACGAAGATTATCCGTCGCTGCGCTGTAATCCCCGGATAGCCAGGCGAAACCTTTGTCGGAGTCTTGATCCACGAGATCCAGGAGACCATCCATAACTTCAGTCGTGATGGGTGTCCCGATCAGGGTAAACACAGGGTGCCTTTGCAGCACACCCCACATAAACTTCTGGACACACACCAAGACCCAGTAAGTCACTTC